AGGAAAAGAAGAAGAAATGTCAAAAAAAAGAAAAAGAAGAAAAGTACCAAAAGATAAAGATAGTGGTTTGCCTAAAAAATATCTTTCAGGTTTAAAGGGTAGTAAAAGATCGGCTAGAGCAAATCTTATAAAATCTGTTTCTTCACTTTATCGATCAGGTGGTTTTATACCAAGAGATTTATTGAAAAGGAGATCAAGGTAATGGCAAAAAAATTTAGAAAACCTTTATCTGCTTCTGTTGTAAGAACATTAAAAGCAAAAGCAAAGAAATCAAAATTATTTACTTTTTCTGATTTAAAGGCATCTTTTAGGAGAGGGCAAGGGGCTTTTTTGTCCTCAGGGTCAAGGAGAGGAATGAGTATGCAAAGCTGGAGTTTTGCAAGAGTCAATAAATTAATTCGTAGAGGTAGGACTAGCAGTTTCGACAAAGATTTGGTAAGACGAGCAGTAAAAAGAAAAAGAAAATAAAATGAAAACAACTAAAGAAAAATTTGTAGAGATTGATGGTAGAATTAAATTAGTAAAAAAGACATTGATAGAATTTTATATAGTCTAGGTGCAATCGGATTATTGGTTCTAGGTCAATTACTTTACTTACTCACCAAATAGTTGTATAGGTCTTATAATGACCTATAAAAGAATACTTGTTATATCTGATTTACATTTTCCATTTGCACACCCTGATTGGTTTGAATTTTTATCAAAATTAAAAAAATTATATAAACCAAATCATATTATACAAATCGGAGATGAAGCCGATATGCACTCTATCAATGTAAGTCATATAATTGACCCTGATTTACCAAGCCCAAAAGACGAATTAGAATTAGCAAAAAAAGATATGAGAAAATTATACAAGCTTTTTCCTAAAATGGTTTTGTTAGAATCTAATCATGGTTCTATGGTATATCGTAGAGCAATATCAAGAGGTATGAGCAGAAGTTTTATTAAATCATATAATGATATTTGGGGTATTGGTAAAGGTTGGGTTTGGAAAGACAAATATCAAATAAATACAGATAAAGGTAGAGTTTTATTTGCACATCAATTTTGTAAAGATATTTCAAAAGCTGTGGCTAGTTATTCACAATCCTGTGTGCAAGGGCATTTTCATACGACCAGCGAAATTAAGTTTGCTGGTAACGAGTTTCATCTTAATTTTGGTATGACAGTTGGTTGTTTAGTAGATTCCAAAAGTTTAAGTATGAATTATATGAAACTAAACCTTAAAAAACCTGTTTTATCGTGTGGGTTGATAACTAATGGAATGCCACATCTAACTCCAATGTATTTGAAAAAAAGTGGTTCTTGGGATAGAAATATATATATATGAGGAACAAAAAGGGTACATTAAAAGCCCATATCTCAACGCAGAGAGCCATTGATAAACAAAGTGGTGGTAACCATTATAAAAACTTAAAATATCAAGTTTCTGAGTTTATTTTAGGAAATAATTTAAATTGGATAGATGCTAATATTGTGAAATATGCAGTTCGTAGCAAAAAGGGAGAAACATTAGAACAAAAATACAATAAAATAATTCACTATGCAGAATTAGGAAAAGACCTTATAAAAGATTAATATGTGGTTATCTTTAATTAAAAATCCTTTAACAAAAATGATTGCTAATAAAGCAATAGATCATTTTAAACATAGAGCAGAAAAAGTAAAAACTATTAGAGAAGCAGAGATACAAGCTTGTAAAGAAGTTGATGTTCAAAGAATTAAATCACAAGATAAAAGCTGGAAAGATGAGATATTAATGGTATGGTTGATTGCTATGCTTTCTACAGGGTGGTTTGAAGATACTAGAGATAATTTTGAAGAATGGGTAAGAATTATCAATGATCTTCCTGACTCAGTATGGTATCTTGTAATTATCGTATTTACAGCGACATTCTCAACAAAAATGACAGATAAGGTGTTGAACCGAAACAAGAAAAAATAATATCTATATCTCTTAAATAATTGTATTAAGAATCAATGAACAGAGATGCAGTTATTATAGATGTTGAATTTAGAATGGAGTCTGATTACGAACCTTATGGTCATTTTATAAATTTAAGATTTGTGGATGAAAGTCCAACACTTATAAAACTATCCTCTTTTATAAAACAATTATCAGCATTTGATGATGTAAAGCTTATTGATTACAATTACGAAATAATACCAATTACAGAAAACACCGACATTACAGATTTTGAAATTTTAAAACACTAATGGCACAGAGCAGAATAACTTGAAAACTGCCCTGTACCGAGAGAGCCGACCCATAAACCCTCGCTTATGGGTCTATCTAAATGTAGTATATTTGTTTTAAGGAACAGTTTCAACATTTAGAATTTGGAAATTTTATAATTTTTTTACTTTCTTTTTTTTCATAATCTTTATCAAAGTGCATATTGAAGTATTTAAAAAATAATGCCTTAACTTCTCTTTCTGTTTCACTTATTTGTTCTTTTTTAAATTTTTTTTTTTTCATTTATCCCTCTTGCTTTCCAGCTAGAGTTAAATCTCTTTTTACTTCTGTTTGTCTAACAGATAAATACCTATCAAGATTGTTATACATTAGTTTTGCTTTTATAAGTTGGCTTTCAGCATAAGCATAACTATCAATAATTTTTTTATATTCAGGGTCGGTTCTTGCTTTATGTTCGGCTTCAATAACTGTTTTTGTATCGATCTTATATTTTAAAAATAATTTACTAAACATAGCTTTTCTTGATTCATCAAGGACAATAGCTTTCTCAGCCCATTCAGACCATTGGTTACTAGCTTCTGTCATTTTTTTGTAAGCTTCTCTGCTATTTAGATTCATTGTTTCCATTTATCTTCTTTCGTAATTACATATTTAAGTGTTGATGTAGTTGGGTCAAAACCATCAAATTCATATTTACTACAAGATACTAAAAGCAAAAATACAACGATAGCAAACAGATAAACAAAAAACTTTAATATTTTTTTGGAGTATTTTCTGTGTATTGGATAACCAAATAGAATCATGGGTATAAAAGCATATCGTCAGCTTGTTTTTTTAAGTTTTGTATTTCTTGTCTTAGTTCACCATTTAATTTTTTGTGGCTATCATTTACACTTTTGAATGTGGTAATCTCAGCTTCTTTAACGTCAATAATATTTTTAAGATTAATTATTATTTGTTGTAATGTTTGGATTTCTTTATCTTTTGTTTCAAGTTGTTTTGTCAAATCTAATCTCCCTCTATCATCGTTTGTAATTTTAACTTCATTTTCAAAAGTTTTATCTACAGGCATATAGCAACAATTATACCACAGAAAAGACCAAATAAAAACCCTACTAGACCCTCTCTGTAGTATAACGATAGTACATTTAATTTACCTTTTATCTTTTTAAAATGGTAAGTCATCGTCCATATCTTCCATTTTTTGAACAGATTTAGCATATTCTGGTGCTGGTGGTTGTGCTTCTGTCATTGGCATTTGCCTATATTGTGGCATAGCTTGACTTATAGACTTAAAACCATCAACAGGTTTTGGTGGTCTGTTTTTCAACATACTAAAATAAAAAACTACTTTTCTTCTGTTGCCATTATCATATTTATTATTTGGAGTTTCATCATAATCATAAGTAGCAATTTTCAAGTTAGCACCCTTATCAATCATATTGCTAATATGACTAGATTGTAACCATTTATCAAAGTCTATAGGGTCATATTTTTTTTTAGCAGTAGAATCCCACATACTTACTTTTGGCATACTTTTATAATCCCATTTACCTTTATTATTAACTAATGTGATTTCAAGTTTATGTGTTTCAAAATCATCATTATTAAAGTTTTTTTTATACATTTTTATTTCTCCTTAATTGTTTTTGTTTTTTCTTATATTCTGTAAGTTCTTTACTATATTCTTTTTCAAATTTAGTAAGAAATTCACAAGCTTTGTAAGCATTTAGGTATTTCTTTTTTGGTTTAAGTTTCCTAAATATTATAGGCATATCTTTTAATTTATTAATATGCACTAGACCCATAAAAGAAATTTTATAATCTGAACTATCTTCTATCATTTTTTTATATGCTGATATTTGTACTGCATAATTAGCATAATCTATAGTTTTTGAAGTTTTAAAATCTAACAACATAAACTTATTATCTTTAGTTTTTACGATACAATCAACAGTTCCACACGAATCAAGTTCTTGAGAGTAAAAAGTTTTTTCAGTTTCAACAACCTCAAAATTTTTTTTATCCCACCAATCCTTAAATCTTTGAAACATATTTTTAAGTGGTTCTGTTGTAGGCATTGGAACTTTTTTTTTATTTATATAGTCCTCACAAAGTGAATGCATCATATTTCCTATTTCTGCATCTTTAAAAGAGAGTTTATCAACCTTTTCTTTTATTTTATTAATTAGTGCTGTTCTTTCATCAATAGGCATACCGATTTCTTCGTAATACCAATCAATAGCATCAATAGGTATTTTTTTTGCCCAACGCATTAAACCATCTTTACCAAATCTAGGGTCAATAGTGCTAGTGCAACCAGCTTTTTTTAATCCATCAACAGAGTATCTATTTTGTTTATTATAAGGTCTAAAAACAATTTCTCTGTTATATTTATCTTTGTATATTTTCTGCATATCCATTCCTCTCTCTCTTTGTTAAAAATTTAAGATTATTCTCCACTAATGGTTTATAGAAATAATCTACATCAACTCCCAAATATTCTGAAAGTTTAATGATGTTTATAAATCTACATTCATTCACACCTTTTTCATATTTTTGTAGTTGTTGAAATGTTACATTTATTTTCTTAGCAACTCTTGTCTGTGTTTTATTACGCAAAAGTCTAAGTCTTTTAAGTCTAAGTCCAATAAC